CCCCTCGCCCATTGATGGGAGAGGGGGCGGGGGAGAGGGTGCGGCGGGCAAGCCCTTAGTTCAGCCAGGCGCAGTCCAGTACCTTGACCAGTTCAAAGTTCGGGTTATCCGAACCATCGGCTAGGCGCTGCACGCCGACCACTTCCTTGGCTTTGCTGCGCAGATTGGTGGGGACTACCAGCAGGTTAGGGCGAATACCGAGCGGCGAGCCGCCATCGGCTTTTAGGCCGCGCATGCCGTCGTAGACTTCCTCAAAGTTGGCTTTGTTTAAGGCTTTGACCGACCTTGCCGCCATCTGCCAAAACCCAAAGCCGACGTTGGCACGCACGCGAATGCCGTAACGGTACTCGTCGCTCATAAACACCTTTTCATCGTCGGGATTGGTCATGTAAGTAAATTCCGGCGCGAGGCGTTCTTGGTAAATCAACGGCTTTAACAGGCTGCTGGTATCGAGCAGATACCAAGCCGTGCCAGTACCCGTGCCGTAGCTGTTGGAGACGTCCTCCGGCGTGCCGGTGCCGTCCACTTTGGGATAGCGCGGGTGTTTGGTATCGAAGAAATGTTTGCCGTCGTGGCATTTTTCGCTGTGGCCTCTGGAAAGCAGGCCAAATACCAGCTTGTCGGGGAATTCCGCCGCCGCCTGCCCCAGCCGCGCAAAACGCATGGCGTAGGTGCCGACGGTATCGTCTTCAATCACCGTGCGCGGCACCGGAACGGTGCTTTCCCACTTTTTGTTGATGATTTGGTAGCCGTGCGCGGCCATGTCGCGCATTTGCCTATCGCCTATCCATTCGCGCAGCTCCGGCCAGTCGCCGAGCCAGCCGTAGGTGTTGCTTTCGGTCTTGGAGATAACCTTGCTCGCCACCTCCTGCCAAGCGGTCGGCGCGGCTTTGAGTGCGTCCTCGTAGATTTTGGAAAACCCGGTGTTAAGCCCTTTAAGCAGGTCGGGGGTGATAATGGCCATTGTTTACACTCCTTTAGTGGCGGCTAAGTCTTTGGCGCAAAGGCCAAGCAACTCGGCGGCTTGGCGTTCACCGGCGGAAAGGTTTAAACCGTCCGCCGGTGGTGGATTGGTCGCTTGCAAGCGGGTTAGCGCGGCCAGTGGCGCGGCTTGGGTCAAGAAGGCTTCAAGACCGGCGCGGTCTTTTTGCCCATACTCCTTCGCCCAGCCTTCCATTGCGGGAAGCAGGCGGCCATCGGCGAGCGCATCGCCGACTAACTTATCCACCGCACCGCCGGTCACTTGCATCGAGAGCGCCGCGACTTTTTCAGCCAAGTCTTTAACCGCCTCCATCGGTACAAACTTGGCAGGGTCTGGCTGGCTCCCCTCGCCCGCCTGCGGGAGAGGGGGCGGGGGAGAGGGTGGCGCGGTCAACCGGCTGCACGCGGCGAGTAGCTGCGCCTCGTCGGTGACCTTAAGCGCCACTTTCAGCGCGGCCAGCGTTTGGCTTTGCGCCGCCTGCTGCGCTTTGAGTTGGCTTAACGCCGCCAGTACGGTTTTGCTGTCTGCGCCTTCGGCAAGGCCGAGCGCCTCTAACAGTGCTTTATCCATTGCATCGTCCTCGGGGGTTTGCCCCTTGTGTAAAAAGCCAAAACAAGCGGCGGCCAGTTGCTCAAGCCGCGCCAACGGTGCCATGCCGTCCAGTGCCGGGTGGTTGGTCAGTGCGCCCATCTCGATGTGCAGCACCTGCCCGCTTTGTCCGTCGTAGCTAAAGACCGGCGAGAAGTAGCGGTACTCGCCCGCTTTAATCAGCGTTACCGCGCGTTCGGTCAAAAACGCCTTGCCCCAGAGGCCACTGCCTTCACGCCATTCAAAATCGAGTAGCCATCCGGCCGCCGGCGCGGGCTGGCCGTTTTCGTCCTTTTTTAAGGTTTGGTGTTCGTAGTCGATGACCGCCAAGGTTTCGCGCGTTTTGGATTGGGCTATCACCTGTGCGGCGGTGCTCTGGTCGATAAACCAATGCGGCACATCGGTCGGCCTGCCGTCCACCGCTTTAAATGCCCCAGCCGGTAACAGTTGCAGCCAAACCATGCTGTCTTCGCTTTGCGGCAGGACAAAGGCACAAGCGGCCAGCGCCACACTGACCCTCTCCCCCAGCCCCTCTCCCGCAAGCGGGCGAGGGGAGGCAAGCGGTGCACTGTCTGGCACCCCTCTCCCACTCGGTGGGAGAGGGGCTGGGGGAGAGGGTGGGCGCGGCTGCGCAGAAGCTAAAGGTTTCATGCGCCCATCATCGGGCGCGGGGTGCTTGGGCAGGTGCTGAAGCGCTTCAGCACCTTGTTCATGGGGTAAAACGGCTAAAAACCACTGGATAATGACCAGCAGGACAAGCGGCCTGTCCAGATGCGCCCGTAAGGTGCGTTAGACCCGCGTTAGAATTTGCGCAAGCCGCTGGTTTGAACCAAGGTAGCGGGTAAGCCATAAAAACGCGCTGTGCGCAAAATAACCGCCCTTTAGCCCAAATCCGCCAAAATCCTGTTTGCCGTCTTTAATACCGCTTCTTTGACGCTGCCTTTTAACTGCCTGTCCTCGCCTATCGGCAGATAAGGCCGTGCCGGTATTTTTGCGCTGTGGTGACGACCGGCCAGCCCGCCTAACTGGTGAATGGCCGCGTAAGCCAAATTTGTCCCGACGGCCGCTTCGTCTTTGCTGGCACGCCTTGTGATGGAGCTCGCCAGTTCGCCGGTCAGTTGCAATATGCGGTGCGGCAGGCTTTTACCGGCGGCTTCGCGTGCGGCCATCGTCCGTGGGGCGAGCGCCGGCCACTCAGGGCCTTCACGGGTAAAGGCATCCTCGGTCGCCTTGAGCAGGTCAATCGAGATAGCGTGCATCAGCGGGTAGCCGTTGTTTAAGCGGGCAAGGGTGCGCTGTAGCGCCGCGCGTAATGCGTGGTCGTCAAGTTGCAGGTCAAACGGCTTGGTCATGCGGGCTACTCCCGTTATAGTGATGCGGTGTGGATACCGTTGTGCCCGAGAATTGGCCAAGGGCATGCGCCGCTATGGTGCATGGGATGGGGTTCGATGCCCCCTTCGGTGTCCACGCCATCGCTTTAACGCACCCTGTGCTGCCCGGGCGAGGACAGCATGGCGGATACGTCGGCGGCTTTAATCCGAAACACCGTGGCCGCGTCGTCAATATCCCGCTTGCTGTAAGTGGCCCGCTTAAAGCGCACGGCGAGCTTGTAAAAATCGCCGCTGCCATCGCCGGTCGGCATCAGGTACAGAAAAATCCGTTCCTTGCTATCCCAAAGCAGCAGACTACCCGCCGGTGGTGCGGCAAACCACTGCGGCAGGTTTTTAAATTCATCCGTGCTCAGCGCATTGCCCGCAGCCAAGTGCCGCTGCCCCTTGACCCCAGCCAGATGACGGTCATGCAAAAAGACCAGTCCGGTTTGCACCTCCGCGCCCTGTGCACGGGCAAAGGCCAAATCGTCCACAGGCAATACGCCAAAGGCCATCATTTGCCCCTGTGCCTTGCCGCGCTTTCGGGCGGCTTGTACAAACGCCCCCCATCCGGCAAGCCGTGCCGGATTAAGCAAAACCCGCTGCACGGCGGAAAGTACCGTTTCTTCGCCCAAATCGCCCAGCGCCCGTTTGGCTTTGTCATAGAGCATCTGGTCTATCAGGTGGCCTTGCAGGGGGCTTGCGTTAAATCCGGCATCGGCGTGGAACAGGTGCATCCGCCCATCCAGTCCCCGTACCTCAATGGCATTAACGGTTTCAAAACGCACTTCGCCGGTTTGCTTGTCCACGCCGGTTTTGAGGGTGACTTCGCGTAGCCGACCTTCGCTGCTTTCCACCGTCAGGCCGTCTGTTTGGAGGTCGTCTTCGCTTAAGGCGATAAAACGGCAGCGGCAGTTAATGCCATTGGGCGGAATGACGGTTTGCCATATCGGGTCGTCATAACGAAACACGCGCCCGTGCATGGCGGCGTGGCTTTCGCGGGTGTCGCCGTCCATCACAGCGATATACATCCAGTACGGATGTGTGGCGGTGGCCTCCAAAAAAGCCGCATGCCGTGCGGCCATAAAGGCCGATTGCAGGTTGGCGCGGTAAATCGTTTTTAAGCGGCGCGGGCTGCCCAGTTGCACGCCGTCTTCGGTTTTGCCCCACCAGCCTTTTTTCTCCAAAAGCGGCTTTAAGTGCTGTTGAAAGTCTCTGAAGGTGCCGCCTTGCTGCATGTTTTGGATTAACGCCGTGCGAATATCGTGCAGTACGTCAAAACCGGCCGACTGCGCCACGGTAAACGCCCGCGCATGGGCAGCGGCTTTGACCGCGTGCCAGTCGGTGGATGGCTGCAAACCTTTGCGCCGCAGGTAGTCAATCGCCTGTTCGGGCGGTTGGCCGAAGATGACTTTGATATCGGCGGGATTAAGGGCAGGCATCAGCGCGTCTCAAAGGTGCTGCGACCGGCGACATCGGCGGCAAACAGCAGGCGTTCGAGGACATCCAGCAGGCTGGTTTCGTCCATGATGGGCAGCGCTTCGGCCAAAAAGCCTAACGCTTCGCTTTCGTCTTTGGCGTTTTCCACCGCTGCAATCAGCGGGGCGGTGAGTGCCTGCATCGTTTGTTGCAGGGTTTCGGGCGGCAGGCGGTCAATCAGGTCATCGAGCGCGTGCTGAACCTGCGCACCCTCTCCCCCGGCCCCTCTCCCATCAATGGGAGAGGGGAGACCAGCCAGTGCACTGCTTTGCTCCCCTCGCCCGCTTGCGGGAGAGGGGTTGGGGGAGAGGGGAAGGCGGGAGGACAATGCGGCTAACGGATTAACAGGCAGCAACGGTTGCAATATCGGCTCATCATCCGCCGGTTGCGGGATGCCTAACTGTTCAAACACCCAGCCGGTCGGTATCGGCAGGCCGACATTCACCAGCGCCGGTAGTGCTTGCGCCAGATGGGCAATATCGGCCGTCTCGCGCAGTTCAAAGCTAAAACGCGGGGTGCGCCTTTGGTGTGCGCCGCTGCGGTTGACCAGCAGCAGCGGCCAGAGCAAATCGCGGGTTAAGGTCGCGGCCAACTGGCGGGCATCGGAAGCGAGCAAATCATGGCGTACTTCGTTATGCACCTTGCCTAACGCATACGCCCCGCCACCGCTAGCACTGGTGCCGCTGGTTAAGGTGCCGCCCAAGATGGCTTTGCTGATGGCCTCGTCGCACAGGCGCTGCATGGCTAAAAACGGCCCTTCGTTGCCCTGCGCGGCTTGCTCAAATTCAATCGCCATGCTGTCGGGGATTATCCCCGCCGCTGAATGCCCCAAACCGCTGACCGCCCGCAGCAGGCTACCTTTTTCCTGCTCGCCGCTGCCGGGCGGGTATTTGCCCAAACGTATCGGCAGGCCGTAGATTTCCAGCATCTGCGCTAGGTCATTGACCGCGTAGTTTTTAAACAGGTAAGGCCAGGCCAGCGCACGGAATAATCCGGCACGGGCGACCGCGCCGCTTTTCGCCCTGGGTTTATGCAGTATCCAGCCCAGCGGCTGTAAGGCTTCGCCTTCGGGGGTGCCACTGCGCAGGCGCAGTTCATCGGCCTTGCCCGCAGCGAGGCAAAACCAGCCCTGCGGGCGGTGGTAGAAGGCTTTGGGCAGCCACTGGTTGCCTTGGCGCTGCCACTCGATTTCTACCGCGGCAAAGCCTTGGCCGATACCGTCCAAGAGGTCAAGCAGCAGGTCTTCGAGGTTATCGGCATCTTGCAGCACGTCGGTTAGAAAATCGGCATCGGCTTGTTCTTCGCGGCTGGCATTGGCAGGCGCTTGGACGCGAAAGGCAAGGCCAATCACCGCGCGTTTGCGTTTGCCGATTTCCGCCATCAGGTGCGCGTCGCGTTCCTCCATATCCATAAAGAGTTCGGCCTGCGCTTTTAGCTGGCCTTGTTCGGCATCGGCCAAAATACCCGCGAGCTTGGCCGGGGTGAGCCCCTTGGCCGGATGCTCGGCAAATTCGCGGTAAAGCGCACCGAGTTTGGCGGTTTGTGGTTCTTTAAGCGTGGCAAGGGTTTGGCTTTTATTTAGGGGTCTGCCGTAGGCATCTAAAAATTGAACCATGTCATTGTGTTCCTAAAAAGTCTGTAGCCACTGCACCACCCTCTCCCCCGCCCCCTCTCCCGCAAGCGGGCGAGGGGAGCAAAGCACGCCTCTGCTAACGAGAAAGCCAGAACCTCCCCTCTCCCATAAAATGGGAGAGGGGTCGGGGGAGAGGGTGCGGCGGGTAATCACCACAGCCCGCCAAAGCGTCCGCCGTCGTCGATAAAGTCTTCATTGCTCCAGCCATTGCCCGATGACGGGCTTTCAGCAAAACGCCCGCGCAAGCCACTTCGGCGTGCCACCAAGGTCGCCTCCATCGGGGCGCTGCCGGTGGTGGCGAGCATCCACAGCATATGCAGTGCATCCGGGCCGTCGTCGTGGTCAGCCATTGGGAAGTGTTTTAGCTGCTGGATTAAGGTCGTTTGGCTCGCGTGCAGGCGGATTAAACCGGCCGCCATTGGTGGCTGCATGCTCTCAATGCGCAGCGCTTTATCGGCTCGCGGCAGCACGGCGCGGGCGGGGATGGGGATACCGGCCTGTGCGCCGCGCTTAATCAGTTCGGTGCGTAAAAATTCCTGAAACTGCACCGCTTCCACGCCCCAGAGCACGCAGTGGTACTTTCGTTGCAGGGCGATAATCTCGCTGATAATCACATCCGGCAGGCGCTTTTTAATGCTGGCTTCGACCACGTCGAGCACGCCGCTGGCACGGTCATAGCCGCCGATTAAAATCGCGCTGGGGTCGCGGCCTTGGCCTGCTCGCCCCAAGCTCGGGTCGCATGCGCCAAAAAACACCCAGTCGGGCTTTTGCGCGACCCAAAAGCTAATCGCTTGGGCAAACGGCGCGTTATCGCCTTGCACCGGGTCGTTTTGCATCTCTGAGTCAAAAGCAGCGAGGCCGTCGCGGGCGCGTTTGGTCATCAGGGTATACAGCGGTTGACCGTCCGGCCAGCCTAAGACCGCGCCCGCTTCCATTTCGGCTTGATAGCGCTGGTAAAAGGCCAAGGCTTCGGCTTCGCCTTTATTAAGCAGGATTTCTTGCCAGCGCTCCCATAAGTCCATGCGATGCGGCCATTCATTAACGGCGCGAAAGGTTTTGCGCGTCCACAGCGGATTAGCCAGCAGGCGAGCGAGCAGGCTGTCATAGTGCAGCAGCGTGCCGATGACTATCACGTCCATGCTGTCATCGGTCGCGCCTAAACTCAGCACGGTTTTTTGCAGCCAGCTTTGCAGCTTGTCGCGCTGCTGTGGATTGCGTACGTTTTCGTCGTTTTCAAGGTCATCACAGATAACGAGGTCTGGCCGGTGCGGGCCGTGCCGTCTGCCGCGCAGCTTTTTGCCGCTGCCGAACACTTCGATTTTCACGCCACTTTGCGTAATCACGCGGTTTTGCCGTTCTTGCTGGCCTTCGCCGGTCTCCTTGGTAAAGTCCATCAGCAGCCGCGCGTTGCAGGCCAGTTCCGCCTTGATAGCTTCAAGCATGGTCGCCGCCTGCTCGAAGGCATCCATAATCAGGATGATGTAGTGCTTGCGGCTCGTCACCACGCACCAAAGCACAAAAATCTGGCTAATCAAGGTGCTCTTGGCATGCCCGCGCGGCGCGGCAATGGCTTCGTGTGCGCCTTTTGGGCTTTGCACGATTTGTGGCAGGCGGGTAAATAAATAGCGGTGCAGTTCGGCAGGCGGTTTTTTTAGATAGTGCGGGAAGTAGGTCTGCGCAAAGTAGGCAAAATCGGCCAGCGCTTGGCTGCGGCGGGCAAGGCTGGCGGCAGGGTCTGGGTCAAAGCCGGTGACCTCGGCTTCAATCTCGGCACGGTGCTGCTTGGCAAACTGCGCAAGCTCTGCGGCAAAGGCTTTATTGTTCACGGGCGAGTTCCTGCTGTAACCACAGACCAAAGGGTTCTAACAGTTCATCGAAGGCGGCGCGGTGCTGCGGGTAGCGGGTGCGGACAAATTCGGCGAGCTTTTGGATAAATTGCATGCAAAGCGCCAGGGCATTGGTCTGTGGCAGCGCTTTTTTGCTGGCGGCGACCGCCTTGTTGTAAGCATCGGCGAGGCTGGCAAGCAGTTGCACCTTAAGCGCAGACGAAAGCCCTTCATCGTTTTGCACCGCTTCCATCGTCGCCTGCAACTGGGTGACCAAGCCTACCAGCACTTGCCGCGCCACCGCCTCCAGTCCACCACCGGCCAAAAGCTGGGCGCTTTGGGCTTTGTCCCAGTCATCGCCGCAGGCCAGCGCCGCCTGCTTCCAGCGCCGCGCCGTGCCGCTCGATACCCCGTGCATGGCGGCCACGACTTCCAGCGACAAGCGCCCCTGCACATAGCTCGCCCGCAGCGCGTCGCGGGTTTCAATGGGATGCGCCATCTCAGAGCCTCCCTCTCCCGAGGCCCCTCTCCCACTCTGTGGGCGAGGGGAGACTAGCAGTGCACGGCCTAAGCTCCCCTCTCCCGCTTGCGGGGGAGGGGCTGGGGGAGGGGGTGCGACGGCAAACTAATAGCATGTCTTAGCGCCCCAATTTCATCCGTGCCACACAAACCCCGCAGGAGACTAATGCCTGCGAAACTTGCCGCATTTCTTTTGTCACAGCATCGGGCTTTTGTTTGTCACAGGCGGCGCGGCGGGTATTGTCTAACGCTTTTGGATGTTGGGCTTTCATGGGCGGGTTTCCTGTAGATAGCGCACCAAGGCGCGGTGCAATGCGGCGCACTGGCCGTATTGGTCGTAAAGCTGCTTTAAGGTCAGTACCAGCGCATCCATGCCGTTATCCTCAAGGGCGACCGGCAGCGGGCAGGGCTGCACCAGCGCTGCCGGTAGCGGTGCGGGCAGCGGCTTCGCGGGCGGCGGTAAGTTGCTGCACGAGACCAGCATTAAGGCGGCAATCAGCACGCAGGCTGGCCGTTTCCGATAACGCACGGCGCAGCGTGCGGGTGCTCTGTTCATGGCTTTTTTCCGTTTGAGCAAGCTGCTCAAGATGGGCTGCGCTTACCGCTTCGGCTTTAGCAAGGGCGGCGCTGTAGTCGGCCAGTTGTTGTTGCACAGCAGCCAAGGCGTTTTCCGCGCACTGGCGCCTGCCGTCGCTGTGGCCGTTTAAATAGGCAAACAGGTAGGCCGCACCCATCAGCAGGGCAAAGAACAACGGGCTACCCAGCTTGCCCGCCAGCCATCCGGCTAATTTGCCCATCATGCGAGTGCCTCTTCGGCGGCAGCGGCGATTTGCGCGTGGAGATAGGGCATTTGTCCGTTTTCGTGCTGGACAATGGCCTTGAGCAAGCCTTGCAGGGTGCGGTGATTAAGCGGCAGCGGGCTGTCGGCTTTCACACGCAGTGCCTCGCTAACGGCGTTGACATAGGCGCGGGTATTGTTCTCTGTGCTGGGCGCATAGCGGGTGATTAGCTTGTCTACCGTATTTAAGCCGTAACGTCGGTAGTAGTTTTTCAGCAATACCGCCAAGGCGCGTAGCCCATAGTGCGCCGATTGAAAGCGGCAAAAACGGTCTTCTATGGCAGGGTCATGCGGCAACTGCCCGCGCCACTGGTTGGCAGGGTGGTATTCGATATTGCCCGGGTTATGGTTGCGGATACCGCGCGGGGTTTTTAACGGCAACTCTTTTGTCATGCGTGACCTCCCAGCTTGTGCTTAATCCAATGCCCTAACGCGCCCAGCACGCCTTCGCCGTCTTTTTCAAACACGCGCAGCAGTGCGCCCAAAAGCCACCACGCAGGCAGTCCGGCCATCACTAATAAAGGCGTTGCGATAAACAAAAGCCCCAAGGCGCTATCTAAGCCATACAAGGCGGCGACCTGTTCGGCGGATTGGAATAACTGCGGGCGGCTGCTGTGGATGTGCACGACCAGCAGCGGGCCGAAAATCGAACTGGCCAGCACGGTGCAAAACAGGCGGGCAAAGCCTTCTTTCATGCTGCGCGGCCACAGCAGCAAAAAGCCTAAAGCTGCCGCCAGTGCGCCCGCGCCGACCTGTACGCCGACGAGTTTAAGTAAGGAGGCAGTCCCCGCCGCCGTGCTGGTGGTCGGTTCAGGCATGGTGGCGGCTCGCTCCCCTCGCCCGCTGGCGGGAGAGGGGTCGGGGGAGAGGGTTAAGGTCTTTCAGAAAAGCGTTCATGCCGCCATGCTCGCCCGGGCGGGGGCAGGCTTGGTGCTGAAGCGCTTCAGCACATTTAGCTTTTGGGGGATTACATAAAAGGCGGCGTTAAAACAGGCTTTGCTGCGCGGCGTTGTTCTCGCCGGATAAGGGCAATTTGAGAATATCCCAAATGCGCCGGTCGGATAAACCAAACTGCCGCGCCAGTATCGCCACTATCGAACGGGCGCTTTTGCCGTCTCGCAGCAAAGCCTCAAACGCACCATGAATGGCGCAATTGCGCTGCTGCGCCAGAAGCTGCGCACAGCGCGGAATATATAAAATCTCGCTGGCATAGTGGTGGTGCAGGGCGCGTTCGAGGTCTTTGCCGAGCAGCCGTGCCAGCGGCTCGCGCGGCGACTGGCAGGCGGGCGTATCGCGCACGGCAATGCGCACGGTTAGTCCGCCCAAGCGCTCGATAATGCGCAGCGTATCCGGCAAGCCCATTCTTGCCACCATATCGGCGGCCAGCTCCGGCAGCGGCAGCGTATCCACCGCCGCACCCTCTCCCCCGACCCCTCTCCCATGAATGGGCGAGGGGAGACAAGCCCGTTTGCCCGTAACAGCAGAAACGCGCCTGTCACTCCCCTCGCCCGCGTGCGGGAGAGGGGGCGGGGGAGAGGGCAAAGGCAGCGCCGATGTCATCCGTACTTCTCCCTTGCCTGTTGCCGTTCGCGTTCGGCTTGTTCAGCCGTCATGGCACCAAAGCGCTGCATATCGGCAATCCACATCAATTGCTGGGCAAGCGGGGTATCCATGCTTTTGGCGATTTCACCCAAAGAGCGTGTGCGCCCTTCACCGGATAAGTCCGCCGTTCGCGCCGTATTAATCCCTTCCCTTAATTGCCGCTCGCGTTGTTGTTCTAATTGAGCATCCGCTTTATCGGCCAGCCCAAAAACCACCGAGCGCAAGTAGTTATGATTATCCAGCGGCAGCGATAAACTCGCCCGCTGGTTAAGCATGGTTTCAATACCCGTCGCCCAATGATTAACGGTCGCCGCTCTTCTTACGCCGGAACGTTCGTCTTTACAGACCGTGCCTTGTTTAATTAAATCGGATAACGATTGAATTAACTGTACCGCTCTGGATAACCGCAGTCCCTGTTTGGCCGGTTTAAATAACGCCAAATACGAAAGCGCCGCCCGTCCCAATACCGGTGGCATATCGGCCACTAATAACGCCAGCCGCTTGCCGTCGTCTTCAACAAAAAACGAAGCCAAAGGGGCGCGGCAGCCGCAATCCGGACAGGTGGCGTGCATGGTTAATATCTCATCAGCACAGTATTATTGATAGGGCTTGCGGATACCGGCTCATAGGTCGCTGCAAAAATATCCGGCTTACAAGGATACAGTTCGCCGCTAATGCCTTTAATAATCCAGTCGCCAACGCAAGCGGTCATATCACCTTCCAAAGTCTGTATCAGCATACTGATACAGCGCACTTCTTCAGTGACGTTTACCCTAATATCGTCCCGTCCCAGTATCCAGTCTGGAAACTTGGGTTCTTCGGTAAATTGCCAAGCCTCAACCACAATAGGCTTTTTTCGATACAGCATGGCGTTTACTCCTTTGGATATAAACTGTTTAATGCGCTGGCTACCTTATCCTTTAACCATTGCACTTGAGCCGGTTTAATCGGCACATCGCCGCGCACGCAACTGTCCACCAGTCGGCCAACGACTTCATTATTGTCTTCGTAGAAGTCCGCCACAATAAAAACAATCCGCCGCTTGGTCGGTTGTGATTGCTGGTAGTGATGTAAAAGCGTTCTGACTTGCTCGACCAGTTCATCCGGTGGTGGTGGAAATTGCTCTTTTACGGCAGGACTATTATCAGCTTTCATTGGTCACACTCCTTTTTCTGCGATTGGCATCGATAATTAACGCTTGCAGCACTTTATAAAGCTCACTATCGGCCAGCCATTCCAGCCGCTGCCGTTTAAACATCTGCTGCGCCATACCATCGGCATAATTAAACGGCCTGCCCGCTTCGCTTAATAAGGCTTCGATTTTCGACAGTATCTTGGCGCGACTTTCGGGCAGGCGCGGCCTGGCGCGTCCGGCTTTTTTGCTTTGGGTGGGTTTAAAACCGAGTTTCTCCAACTCAAATAACACCCGCCCTAATTGTTTGGGGGTTAATTGTTTGCAGGATTTAACCCCGGCCACGCGCATTAAAAACGCGCGGTAACTGTCGTCATCCATATTAAGCTGCGCTTTGGCAATATGGATTTTGGCGATTTGCGCCGGTTTATTGGCAAATTGAACGGCCATTACTGTACTCCCGCATTATATTTATCCGCCGCACCCTCTCCCCCGCCCCCTCTCCCATGAATGGGAGAGGGGAGGTTCAGGCTCGATGCTTCAGCGCCCGCGGCTCTGCTCCCCTCGCCCGCTTGCGGGAGAGGGGTTAGGGGAGAGGGCAAGGCAGACAGCGCAATACTCGCCAAATCCAAAGCAATGGGTTCGTATTTATCGCCGTCATCCAAACGCTCATATAAACGGATATATTGTTTACTGCCGACCACCTGGCAGGCTTCGCTTATCGCTTGCATGGCCTGTTGCCAGCGTTTATCGGTAATCTCCAAGCGGCGCAATGCCAATACGCGGCCTACGCGGATTTCACCTTTAATATCAGCACGAAACGCATCATTAACCAGCGCCATTAGCTCGGGACGCGCGTCTTTGGTCCATTCGGTTAAACAGGCATCAATTAACGCACGCGCCGCTTGCAGCCGTTCGTCAAATTCAATGCTGTCAGAGACCGCCACTTGTACTTTATAGCGCCCGTCAAAGGACAATAAACTTAAGTTGCCTTTTCTGCCGCCAATCTGTGCGCCGTATTGTTCATGGGATAATTCGACAAAAGCGCGTATATCGCCCAAGGCTTCGCTTTTAAACTGGCTTAAGGTTTGATTGACCCGTTTGGCTTTTTCGACAATCTCGCCGACCAAGCGGTCGCGTTCCAAGTCTATCGGTTTAATTAAACTAAGCGGAATTAACCGCCCCTGCCCGTCTTGTTTAAAGCCTTCGGGGATGGGGTTATTGCTGTGTGCGTTCATCACTTCGCTCCTGCAGAAACGGCATGGCAGTGCGCGGCCAATAAGCGGTTAAGGGTTAAATCCAGCGCTGAAACCATCGCTAAATAGGTCGGGGCAAGTGCGGCGGGTTCTGTCGCCTGCACGGCGCGAGCTTTGAGTTGGGACAGGTGGTACTTGGCCGACCAATCACAGAGTAAATAAACCGCGCCGGTTAAGCCGTGTTCATACAGCACGTCGGTTTTTCCCAGCAGCTTATCCAAGACTTGCTGCATTAAATCGTGCTCATTCATGACCGTACTTCCTCGTTAAAGGTCTCGCGCAATAGTTCCAGCGCGGCCAGTATTTCCCGAACAATCAGCGGATAACTGCCGCCCGATTGATTAACGGCTTCGCGAGCTAAGGCCAGTATTTGCCCCGCGTCCAAATCCATCGACATCCCGCGCGGGATAGTCATAAACGAAAGCGGCACGGGCGGGACTTTTTCCAGTGTTTCTTTAAAGTGTTTGGCATCGCGTTTAAATACGCCCACCAATACGTCAAAAATGTCATTAACGGTTTTTTCATCTTCTTTGCTTAATGGCGCTAAGGTCATGGTCTTGCTCCTTTATCCGTTTAATCCGTGTGCGTTAAAGCCGTGCTTTAACGCATTGCGCTTGCATTGTTGGCATACGCCCCAGCCGCGCATTTGCATGGGGTTATGGGTCGGGGCGATTTGGCGGCATTGGTTTAAGCATTCGCCCGCACTGATGCAGTGGTCTACTCGCGGGCAAAAGCGCTCGCCCAATAGCGCCAGTACCCTCGCCGCCATCTTGTGCGTGCCGCCGGGGTATTGACCTGAAAGGCATAAACTTACGGCGGTGCGGGATACGCCGAGTTTTCTGGCAACGGCGGCGGCGCTGGTGGGGTTGATGGGCGGGCAATGCACGCTGATGTTTGACGGGCTGGGAACGTCGGCACCGCAGCTACGCGGCGGCACGCTGCGCGCGCTGGCGATGGTCAGCCGCCGCCGCAGCCCGCTTTTTCCCGACGTGCCGACGCTGGTTGAAGCAGGTGGTCCGGCGTTGGACGCGACCATCTGGTACGGCTGGTGGACGCGACGCGGCACGCCTGCCGCCATCGTCGCGCGCATGGGCGAGGCCATCACGCAAGCGTTGCAAGACCCGGCAGTGTCTGACGCCTGGGCCGCGCAAGGTGCGCAAATCCCGGACATGCCGTACAGTGACGTCGATGCCTACGTCCGCGCGGAAATCACGCGCTGGACGCAGACGGTCGAGGAACTGGGCATCGCGCTGGATTAACTGATTTCATCTAGACAAACCGAGGAACCCCATGCAACGCTTCAACAACCTCATCGCAGGCAAATTCACCCCGCCCGCGTCCAACCAGTGGCTCGCCAGCCTGGACCCCTACAAAAACCAAAACTGGTGCGAAATTCCCGACAGCAACGAGGCCGACGTCAACGCCGCCGTCGCTGCCGCCCGCGCGGCGTTCGTGTCCGACGAGTGGCGCGGCATGACGGCGACCGAACGTGGCGCGCTCCTGCACCGGCTGGGCGATTTGATTACCGAGCACGCGCAAAAACTGGCCGAAATGGAAGTGCGCGACAACGGCAAGCTGATCAACGAAATGCTGCTGCAACTGCGTTACATCCCGCAGTGGTTCTA